ACGAATGACTGGTCAGTAATTTAACTAGTTGATTTTATTACTTAATTTAACTATAATTATAAATGGAGAAAGCTATGACAAACGAAACCTTATACTATTGTAAAGAAATCCTGAAGCAGATTCAGTATGCAGACCCTAATGCTATGAACTGCTGGGGAGTTATTGTCGGTCACAACTGCCATGCACTACCGGAAACAAAAGAGCGTAGAGCTGGTATCAAAATGGAGACCAATGGATTCATACACAAAGGTCGTGTCGATGTTGATCTAACTTGGCGTGATGACTACACACTCAAGTTCTATGACAAGAGTGGTAAAGTCGTCAGCACAATCGAGCGCGTGTATGCTCCAGAGTTATGCCGCACTCTTGACATACATATCGAGAGTGGTCCTGACTCACCAGTCAAAGACTTACAATTCACCACAACAGTAACGGAGGTAAACTGATGGTAGATATAACTCATGTAAATATGGAAGACCTACAGAAGTATGACATAGGTCGAGACTACTTCAACGAACCAAGAGCAAACACACAATGCGGATTAGTTCTGGCATGTATACGCTTGCATGGTTCTATTACAGACAAAGATGCTTTGGCTTTCGGATGCCGTAGACTAGCATCAAGAGTACATGATCTCAACCAGCGAGGAGCAGACATCATTGCAATCCGAGAAACAAAAAACGGAGTTCACTTTGCGAAGTATATGTTCCGAGAACATTACGAAAACGAAATCAACAACCAGTACAATGCAGAACTTGCTGGTCAAGAATCATCTCCAAGACAGAAACCATACTGGCAGAAGGACTACAAGAAGTATGAAAAAATCTTGTGAGGATGTAGGAACATTTGTGTGGCACTCCTTGACGCACAGTGTACGAGTTTGTCGTGACTATCTCAACTATTCAGAGCATGGTATGCCCTATGTAGTTGATCACTTCGAACTCACAGTAACCGATGTAAATGGTAATCAAGTAAAGAGTCCACTGACAGAAACTGGGTATCGCTCGTATATGCTGGCGCGCAAATCAGAACATTACGGCGGCACAACTCATTGCGATGAACCAACAAGCAATGAGGAGTTTCTGTCAGGCTTAAAACAAAAACTAGGTGATGAACCACAACAGAAGGAACTATTCTAATGACAAAGAAAACACAAACACTTGAGGAAAGATTCAGATCAGATATGCTTTTCTATGAAGCATTATCAAAAGACACGGATCGTTTCCCACAGTTTGGTACACGATACGATCTTGAGAAAGTGTATGACAGACTCAAAGATATCGTAGACCAATTCAACTTCGTTGATGATGTTCGTAACGAATTGAATGTTCCAACAGAGGACAAAGAGAAAGGAATAATTGATGTCCCATCCAGCCAATGAGGTACTTAAAGAAGATGTGAGTGATTACGTTCAACGTATGTCATGCATCGATCTTCTAAACTTCTGTGACGAGAGAGGAATCAAGACAGCCAACGTTCCTATGGAAGAGTTGATGGATCAAGTCTATGAATACATTCTTGAACAGAAGATGCAACCATAACAAAAAAAGGGGAGGTGTCGGAGCCTCCCCAGTTTGAAGGATACTATGACAATGAAAAAACTTACGTCTAATCAAGTCCGTATACTTGCAACAATAAAACTATATACAGAGAAGTCAAACCCAAAGCCTCCTCGAATATCATATTCTACTTTTCGGAAGGAACTACCAGACTTAAAGCAAGGAACTATTAGCACGACACTACATCAGCTCGAGCATCGCTATGGATTTATCATATCAGTACAGATGCACGATAATGAACGGATACTTTATGCCAACGCAAAAGCACCAAGCTTTGTAAGAAAATATTTTATTACCGCATTGGGTACAAAAACAATCAATAGATACTTGTATTTGCAAGCAAAACGTAGTAACCCTAGACTCTATGAAAAGTTATTTGGAACAGCTAACTATTCAATCAGAGAATCAGAAGGTCAGTTTGCGTGATGCATTTAACTGGGCTGGACTATCCAAGACTACATACTATCGACAACTCAAAGGCACAGAGTTACGCTTTGATACTGCTATCAAGATTGAAAGAGCTATTGAACAACTTGCGACGCTCCAAAAAAAATAAAGGAGAAGTCCAAAGAGCATGGCAGAAGTGTGATGCTTGTGGTGAGCAGACTCAATACTTTGTAGTCTTTCTATATAGGAGCAGTTTGATATGTGACAAATGCTATAGGGAGGATACATGGTTAGCAAAAATAAAGCAAAAGGAAGCTACCACGAACGATGGTTTCTAAAGCTATTTAACCAGTTAGGTATAAAGACAAAGAAGCAACCACTATCGGGCAGTTTAGGTGGTGAATACAAAGGGGATTTAACTATCGAGATTGATGGTCAGATTCTCTTTGTAGAAGTAAAGTATCGAGATAAGAGTTCGTTTCCAAACGTATTCAATCTTCTTGAAGATAGGGACATGGCAGTCTGCAAACGTAAGGCTGGCGATCCTAGATACTGTGTAATAATTAGTGACCGAGTATGGGAATCAACATTTACAAAAATAATTGGAGGGTCTTATGACAAAACAAAAAGAATTTAACGTAGGTAAAACAACAAACAATCCTCGTTTAGATTACTTAGAGATTCTGTCTCGCAAAACAGAAGTCAAACGTATGATAATCTTTCTTCAAGAAAGAGAAATCGACTTGTTAGAAAAACAAAAAGAGCTGGCACAACAGCTCAAAGAGGAGGGTTTTGACATTGACTAACATTGTACCTATCAAGGAGGATGGCAACATCGCCACCCTCCTATCATTTCGTTCTCCAGCAAGAGCAAACGAACAACTTGTAAGAGAACTCAATACTTTGAACTCTGTAGATATTCGTATGCTTGATGTATCTTGTACCAAGCATGAAGATGCTATTGCTGCAAAGGCTAACATCGAAGCGTATCTAACACCACATAGACCGGACAAAGTACGACAGCTGTTTACTCGCTGGAAGTTTTTGTTTCAACGTCCATACGAAACAAGCATGGATGAGTGTAGTGCGCGAGTTGATATGATGATCGAGAATATGATAGAGATGCCAGCAGATTGTATCATGCACATATACAATGTCTCTATCAAAACATTCCGTATACTTCCACCCTATTCAGATATATACGGACTGATTAAAACAGACCTAGAGAGACGCAAATATTATCTCGAAAGGTTTGATTATTTTGTTGACGAGTTGCGTAAGTGATACTATTATCGCCATATAAATAAGGAGAAAACTATGGAAAGACAAGGCTTCATCGGCGGCACCGATGCTATCAGAATTATGAATGGAGAATGGGCTGAACTCTATCAGGAGAAGATTGGGCTTGTAGAACCCAAAGACCTGACTGATGTATTTGCTGTTCAGCTCGGCGCATTTACAGAGGATTTCAATCTCAACTGGTGGATACATTCTCATTCACCTGGCTATACAATGGCTGGCACTCAGCGTATACTTCAAAAGGAGTTCAAGTTCGAGGGTGGCTATGTACCATTCAAAGGTACAGCAGACATGATGTGTGTAGACAGCCAAAAGAAAAGCTACATTGTAGAAGCAAAGCACACCAATGCATTTACAAACATGACTGATGTTATCGAAAGATACATGCCACAGATACAGTTCTACATGCACCTACACAACATGCATTGCGAGGAGCATGACTACAAACCAGATGGTTGCTTTCTATCTGTCATCTTTGGTAACAGCAAGTGGGAGTCAAAACACATTGGCTTTGATCCAGTATACTGCGCTAACATGCTGGGTAAGATCACACAGTTTTGGGAACATGTAATCAAGAAGTCACCTCCTATCGATAGGGATGCGGAGACCCCAGATATCTCAAGCATCACCATCGATAGGAAGGTCAAGCTTGACATGAACAGAGACAACGAGTGGATGTCAGACGCGCATGACTATGTTGACACACTTGAGTCTGCAAAGAAGAACGAGTCAGCCAAGAAGAGATTGATGAGCCACATACCACCAGATGTATACCAGATGGATTGTGATTTATTATCTGTAAACATAACCGAGAAAAGAAGAACAATCAAAGTAAAGGAGAAAGCATGAAAGGTAAAAGAATAATAGATGGCGAAATATGGTCAGGTAAATGGCTAACAATTCATAGAGTTGAAATTCATGAAGATGAAGGTTTTACTATGATAGTTAGAAACAATGGACATTTTAAATTAGAAGAGTTTGAAAAATTTAAAATGCGTCCAGAAGATATAACAATGATTGCCAAGCTAGCTAGGTTAAATACAGAAAGAGAGAAGGAGAAAGTTTAATGTCAGATAAACCAAAAAAAAGTACAAAGATAAAATTAGGAGGAGTTGATAAAAATGGAGACCAATGGTTTCTGCAAGAAGAATCAGAATATCAAAGAGAAAAAGCGGAACATGAAAAGCTTATGAAAAGAAAAGCACACATGGATGTATGGAACTCGCTTGCTCAATCCGACCTCAAGTATCTGAAGAAAGTTTCTTTTGGTCAGAGAAGCTTTACGTCTATTGATCCGCAATATCAGATCATGAAGATGACAAGAATGTTCGGACCAGTAGGTGTTGGCTGGGGATACAACGCAGAGTATGACTACCCATCAGCTAACGATATGATACTTATTGTTGCGAAGGTAACTATCTGGACTACGATACCAGAGAATACATTCGGTCCTATTGCTGGTACTAGGACTTTCTGGCACAAGGATATGAAACGACCAGCAGAAGACGCTGGTAAAATGGCATTGACTGATGCCTTAACTAAAGGTCTATCCCATCTAGGCTGTGATGCTGATGTGTTTCTTGGTAAGCACGACAACAAATACAATGCTGATAATGGTAAGACTGATAACAATCCATTCTAACGGAGGTAATATGGAATATGATAACACGAATACTGGAGCTATCTTCAATAGTTCTAGCGATCAAATCAAGCTTGTTGGTACTGGCAGTCTCAATGATGAGGGTGAAACCAAACGTATAGCTATGGTCAAAGACGTAATGCCTGATGGTACTACGATCAGAGACATCTATGTCAAAGTTGGTAGGCTTTGGGATAACAACAGCGATACACCAAACGCACCAGCCTTTACTGGTGTGGCTGAGATTTCTTCTGGAGAGAAACGAGTTGCCGCTTGGGTCAAGCAGACCGAAAAAGGTAACATTCTATCTATGAAGCTAACTGATAAAAATGCAATGTCATCCGATAATGGTGTTGACAAAGGTATAGAATCAGATGAAATACCGTTTTAGGAACATAGTTTTCTCCAAATAAACTAATCCTAAAACATGCTAGGAGGTCATACTGCTCTGCTTGCCAGACCTCCTAGCTTTTACCAGCGGAGATAACTATGATAGAAAAGATGACACACACTATCATTCTCATGCTGACTATCGACCTCGAGTCTGCAAGAGAATGTCAGAAACTAAGCGAACAAGTATATAACGAGAACAGATGTTTCGAGGCATACAACATCTACAGCACAATCCCACCAAGAAAACCAGATAACTTCGAGGATATTATTTCTCTGTACATAGAACGCAAGAAGCTATGGGAGAAGTGACCACAAGTATTCTAGC